TTCTAATTCTCCTCGCTTAAGGCTAGCAAACAATACAGCAACATTTGATATGTTGACTAGCGGTGGTTCTTGGTCATTATTTGATGGAGCAAATGCCCGTATTACTGTTGATGTAAATGGTGACGTAGGTGTTGGGATAACAGATGCTGACAGTAAGCTACATGTGCAAAGCGGAGATGCTGGTAATGTATCTTCGCCTGTAAATTCTACTTTAACATTAGAAAACAGCGGGGCTAATTACTTGGGTATCTTGTCTCCCGACACGTCGCTGAAAGGTGTAGTTTTTGGATCGCCATCAAACAACCAACAAGCAGGTATCTATTACACAGGCACATCTTCGGATGAGCTTCAGTTTAGAATCTCAGGGAACCAAACTAAAATGTCTTTGAGCTCTTCGGGTAACTTGGAAGTGCTAACGGCAGGTAGAGGATTAATACTTAAGTCCTCAAATGGTACAAGATACAAAATAAGTGTAAATAACTCAGGTGACTTAATTACAGAAGCTCTGTAGCGAAAGTATTCTAACATAAAGAATGTTAATAGACTGCCTTAGTTGAATAACTAAGTTCGGTTACGTATACTGCCCCTAAACTCAATTATATGTCTAGGGGTATTTATTATGACAGACCCAGTAAACAAAAAAAGAAATAATACTAGTAACACAGTGGCCGCAAATAGTGTAGCTATAGTCCAATTAGCACGTTCAGTAGGTGAACTAGCCGAACAAAACAAAGAAATGAATGATAGTTTACGCGAAGTCATTTTATCTAATAAACTAATAGAACAAGACTCCATAAATAGACTAGACTCCTTAACTAAAACAACCGAAGCAATACACGAACAAAATGTAATATTATCAGGTAGGCTAGATTTATTAGAAAGAGCAGAAGAAAGAAGGGTTGGTGCAGAAGTTGCCAAAGCCAACACATTAAAAAAATCTTTAGGTATCCTCACCCTAGCAGTATCTATAGTAGCCGTAGTACACAGCATATTTAAATAACAGGCACCGAGAAAGTTATGGTAACAGTCACAGGACAACTTACAGACCCCATAGGTAACAACATACCTAATGCGCAAATACGTTTTACTGCCCAAAAATCAACAGGCAATACGCCTAAAACTTCTGAAGGTATGTTTACAACAGATGCAACAGGAAATTATAATTTTAATTTAGAAGAAGGCACCTACTTACTTGAATGCAATGTTACAGATTACTTTGCTATAACTGGGGTTGTAATAGTAGATAGTGGCACGCCTAACCCACTAGATTTAATAGCTTTAACTAAGTACTCTACTTCCGTTGATACGCCGACTATAATACCTGAAGATCCATCGTGGATTACTTTGCATTCTGCTGCTAGAGCAGAAGAACAAAGAAGTAAAGTTGACCAACTATCGCATACTACTAACTACGTAAATGATACTAAGCATCTATGGGGAAGTAGCATGGCAGAAGCTAATGTCATGCATAACGTAGGAGCAACAGCAAGAGTCAACCAAATCAATGTGTATGAAGACCCTAATCTAAATCAATCTATCCAAGAAACTCATCTTGGCTCAACTAAAAACGCTTCCTTAGTAAATAGTAATGAGTTGTATGATGCATCTAACGGCAATGTATTATTTGATAGTATCTATGAATTTACCGGGCCTAATGGTTCGTACACAGACAATACCAGTTTTACTAATGAATTATCGTTATCAGAAAGAAAAACTTTGTACGGTAGTAATGGCCATACAGAATCAATTGCAGCAGATGATGTAACAATTAATTCTAGTGAAATCACATCACTGGCCGAAGGCCAGTATACAATTGAGCGGAAAGAAGATGTTTCGCTTGAGTTAGAGTATAGAAATGATTCTAACGCTCTAGTAAATAAACCTAAGTTAGCCTTTGATAATTTCAGTGAGCTTAATGCAAATATTCACTACGGTAAGTTATATGAAAAAGGTCATTTATTGCTAGATGTTAACGATGAAATTCAATCTACATATGAACGCGGCATTACTATTTATAGTAGAAATTTATATGAACGCCATACTAATAACGGTTTTTCTACCAGCATAGAAAAAAACCCTGACACGTATAATATCATTGATGCTGATGGTGATTCAGTCTTTGAGGTAGATACTGTAAATAAAGAAGTTACTTTAAACGCAAAGCTTGTAGTAACTAACCCTGAAGATTTTAAAGGCGAAGATGGGGATACTATTTTCGAAGTATTTCAGTATTCTGCAGATAATGGCGTGACTGATCCTTGGCACGATACATTCATACCTAACGTAGATAAGTGGAGAAGGTTCGCTATTAGTACTAATGGCGTAATTGGGCCTTGGTCTATAGGTATTAATTTATTTGCTGAAGATGGCGCAGACGGAGATACTATCTACATTGCTTATCAGTATAATACTGTTTCTGCTGCTGATGATCCGGGTTGGCATGATATATTTGTTGATGGCGATATATGGAGAAGAGAACGTACTATCAAGAATGGTAGTCCAATTTCTGGTTGGTCCTCAGCGGGTAGGATTATTGGTAGCGATGGTGCAGATGGTGAAATAACTGCTATTGCTTATGAATACTCTATTGATGGTTTATCTATTTGGCATAGTAATTTCTCTACTGGCGATCATTGGAGAAGGGAACGAGTAGAATATTTTTACACTGTTCAAGATAAGCTAGATGGTATTCCTTACTTCACTACTCCATGGAGTGCAGCAGCTCAAATAGTGCCAATTAATGGAGTAGACTACGGTTATAAAAATGCAACTATAACTTTGTACCAAAAAGTGAATAGTAGCTTAACTGCGCCAGCAGGACCTACAGGAGAAATTGATTATAACTTTATTAGCCTAGCTATAACCGAAAAAGATGCAGGTGCATTTAATGGATGGAGTCCTTCAGTTCCTAGCGGTCAAGATAGCTTATGGGTAGCAGTAGCGTCTGTTTACTCGCTCTCGGATAATGACGTTGTAGCGGCAAATGAGTGGGTAATAGAGTTACTTGCTGCTGTGGGCACTGATGGAGCCACAGGCACATATACGTCGTATATTTTTATAAACTCATCCAGCACTCCCCCAAATACTTTATTTGCCTCTGGTTCATATGACGGGGTTTCTGAGGTATACCCGCAAATAAGTGATGGGGTTTTTTATACAGATGACCCTACTCCAACAAATCCGGGCGAAACTACTTACGTGCGTATAGGCAAGTACTTACATACGCCAGCAACAGAGCAAGCTCCTGAGTCGTGGGATATTGACACTTCAGTACATACTTCTGGTTGGAGTCCTGCAGTACAATTTTCAGGTAACGATGGTTTAGATGGTAACTACCCTAGTTTTGTATACCGTAACTCAGTCAATCAACCGCCAGATATCGACACAGATCCTGCTGTAATTAATAAAGGCAGTTATGATGGCACTAGCGAGATTGAGCCAGACTTATGGACAGATAATAATGTATCTCCTGTTGCACCGGAAGTAACTTGGGTAAGTAAAGCTACTTACTACAAAGAAGATGGTGTGGTTCAATGGCAGCGTGCAAATGGCTGGAGTACGCCTGTTAAGTGGACTGGTGATCATGCATGGAATACTAAAACAGTATTTTTATACTACGTTGGTGCTTCAGCTATTGCCGTGCCAAACAACCCTATTACATATACTTTTGCAACAGGCAGTTTATCAGGAAGTTTAGATGGGTGGAGTGAAACAATACCCGAAAATGTTGTTGCGGGCGGTAAAATATGGGTGACTTTTAACACTGCTTTGAGCCAAGGTGCTACAGATATTTTAGATGTTAATAACTGGGCTACTCCTGAAGTATTTTCTCAGAATGGTCTTGATGGCGAAGATGGTATAGACGGGGAGCAAGGTGACCATGGCTCAGGCAGTTATATAATATTTACTTCTGCGGATGAAGCTACAACTAGAGGGTTTAACCATACAAATAACTTTGTAGCTGTAGCAGGCAGATCACCTCAGAATAGAGATATTCTTAGCTATATAAATGAAACTGCAGCAGAGTCTTTAAGGTTTCGTTTAGATTTTCTTTATGATGGTTCAAGCTGGACTGAGTTTGCCAATGTAATTAATGGCAATCAAATTGTACATGGTACGATTGCCGCAGTACATATAGCCACTGGTTCAATAACTGCGGATAATATAGCCGCAGGTACTATAACTGCAGATAAGATAGATTCTGATATAACATTTGGGGAAGATGCTACTTTTAAAGGTAATGTTACTTTAATTGGTAGCTCACATATGAGGATATCTTCAGCTACTTCTTTTGGTAGTTCAAATCAATTTATAGAATGGTTTGGTTTAAAAAACGTAGATAGTAACGGAAGTCCTATTACTAATTCATTAACTGAAGCTAATGCTATAACGTATTTAAAAGCGAATGGCGATGCTTATTTTGGTGGTTCGCTCTCTGCAGGTACTCTTAAGAACTCTGCTACGAACACTCAATTAACGCCTTATGGCGTTAATTCTCATGCTGTTGAAATTGGTCCTTTTGGTACTAACGGTAACCCTAAAAACATTATAATATCTTGGGTATTAGAAGCATATGCTGAGACTCCCGGTACTTGCCCAACGTCAGTTACGCAACCTAGTTTAACGTGGACATTAGAAAGATCTATCACTAGTGGAGTATGGCAAGTAGTTACTAACGGCTCGTTCACAGGGAGCGCTACTACAGAACAAGAAGTAGGTATATGTGTCTCAGAAGAATTTGCTAGCGGCTCTACTACTTACACAGATAGTACGTCTTCAACTGCTAACTTTTCATATAGGGTTCTCATAACTAGCTATTCTCGTTACCATGGTACGTCTGACGTAAATACGCAAAAGTTTACTATCCTATGTACAGAAGAGTAATTTATTTTAAGAGGTTATTATGACTATACAAGTAACAGGCACTCTTACTGATCCTTTGGGTTTGCCAACACAAATAGGTATACGAGTTACAGCAATTAATAGCGAAGTTGCTGTGCAAGGCACCGAAGGTGTTTTAACTACTGAGGTAGATGGTACTTATAATTTTAATTTGGTTGAAGGCATGCACAGTATAGAGATACGTAATTCGGGGGAATATAGTAAAGGGGTTAATATTATAGTTACTTCGCAAACACCTAGTGTTATTGACTTACCTACTCTTTTAGCTGATCATACCGTTATAATTTAAGGAGCCAAAAGATGCATGACTTAGTTCAGCCAACTGATATAAACACTGGGTGGGAGAATCCACCTAAAATAATGCAATTAAAAGAAGATTATACAGCTACTGAAAGTAGTCATGCAGCTATGGTTAGCAAAATTGATGAATGGTTGCATAACCTAAATCCCGTTAATTCTAATCAAGGCAACCCTAATAGACACCAACCTTTTGGTGTCACTAAACCAAACAAAAGTGATGGGCGTTCTAAATTACAACCGAAGCTCATACGTAAACAAGCTGAGTGGCGCTATACTTCTTTATCGGAACCTTTTTTAAATACTCCAGATATTTTTAAAGTATTGCCTATAACCGCGGAAGATGTACATTCTTCAAAGCAAAACCAATTAGTGCTAAATAATCAGTTTAATAACCAATTAAATAAAGTAGCTCTTATTGATAAGATGGTTAGAACAGGTGTAAACGAAGGAACCGTAATTCTTAAAGTATCTTGGGAAAGTAGTACTACTAAAGTAATGAAGGAATATCCTATTTATGAGCTGGTTCCTGCACGCACCCAAGCAGATGTACAATTACTACAAGAAGCTTCTCAAACTGACCCTAGTCAATTACCTACAGAGTTACTTGCGGCAGTGGAAAAGTCTCAATCAAGCGGTAAAGGCTATGTGCCAGTGCCTACAGGTCAAATGGAAGAAGTAGAAGAGGAAGTTCAATTAAAAAATCAACCTGCGGTAGAAATTTGTGACTACCGTAATGTTAGAGTTGATCCTACGTGTAACGGTGATATTGATGCGGCAGAATTTGTTATATATTCTTACGAAACAAATTATGCCAATTTAGAAAAAGCAGGCATATATAGTAACTTAGAGCATATCAAAGATAATAAGGTTAATTCTGTTATTGGCTCGCCTGATCATGAATCTTCTTGGGCAAAAGAAGGCTTCAGATTTAGCGATGCTCCGCGTAAGAAGTTTGTTGTAACTGAGTATTGGGGTTATTGGGATATTGACGGTACTGGTGAAACTAAACCCATTGTTGCTGCTTGGGTAGGCGATGTCATGATTCGCCTTGAAGAAAATCCTTACCCAGATCAAGAGTTACCTTTTGTAATCATTCAGTATTTACCAGTTAAAAACGCTATACACGGAGAACCTGATGGCGAACTCTTGTTAGATAACCAAAAAGTTATTGGAGCCTTGACCAGAGGCATGATTGACTCTATGGGCAAATCTGCCAATGGCCAAACAGGTGTAAGAAAAGGTGCCTTAGACGTCGTAAATAAACGTAGATTTGAAGCAGGAAAGGACTATGAGTTTAACAGTGCAGGTGATGGGCAACAAAGTATTTATCAGCATCAATTCCCAGAAATACCAATGTCAGCCTATACTCTGCTCAATATGCAAAATAACGAAGCTGAGAGCCTGTCAGGGATTAAATCTTTTTCAACTGAAGGCATATCAGGAGCAGGTTTAGGAGCTACTGCAGCAGCAGCTAACGGTGCTTTAAGTGCGGCTGCAAGAAGAGAGATGGGTATATTGAGAAGGTATGCAGAAGGAGTTAAAGCAGTAGGCCGTAAAATAATTGCCATGAATGCTGAATTTCTCTCTGAAGAAGAAGTTGTACGTATAACTGCTGAAGAATTTGTGCCTGTAAGACGTGACGATTTAGCAGGTAAATTTGATTTAGAGCTACGTATTTCTACTGCCGAAGCTGATGAGCAAAAAGCACAAGAGCTTTCTTTTATGCTTCAAACTACTGGCCAATCTTTTGGTTTAGAGTTCACTAAAATTATACTAGCTGAGATTGCTGAATTACGTAAAATGCCTCAGTTGGCTAAACAAATAAAAGAATTTTCTCCACAGCCTGATCAGCACCAACAATTAATGCAACAGTTGGAATTGCAAGAGAAACAAGCTGAAATTGCTAAAATTAAGGCAGATACGCAGAAAGTACTTGCAGATGCTGCTTTATCGGGGTATAAATCGGATAATATGCAGGCTGACACTGACAAGAAGAATTTAGACTTTGTTGAGCAGGAAGCTGGTGTAACTCAAGAAAGGGAATTGCAAAAACAAAGTGCACAAGCACAAGCTAATATAGATTTGGAAGCCTTTAAAGTTTTAACAAACCCAGAAACAAAAACAGCCCAATGATATAATCAAGGCAATAGGAAACACAATGATTCAACCTCAAAACGAAGCACAAGAAATTGAAATTAGCATTGAAGAGCTTAAATTAAAAATTGCACTGGCTCAACACTTAGAAGAGTTAGGTAACAACGCATCATTTAAAACATTAATTGATAAAGGTTATCTTGAAGATGAAGCTGTGAAATTAGTTGCTTTAACGGCGCACCCTTTAAACGAAGTGCAGCAAAAAAGTGTGCAAAACAAAATGGTCGGTATTTCTGCTTTAAAGCTTTACCTTAGTAATGTCTATAATGAAGGTCAGGCGGCTAAAGCAGCTTTAGCTGAATACGAACAAGCACTTGATGTAGCAAATCAGGGGCATTAATATGGCTGATCGTTTATTAGACATGTCCGATGAAGACTTTTTAAAGTCTTCTGTCGGCGATTTTACTGCTGAGGCTTCCGATGAGCCAGAAGATTCTACTGAGCCAGAAGAAGACCAAGCTGCTGCAGATGCAGAGGTTGAAGAAGAATCTAGTTCTGAGTCGGATGATGTTGATGACCCAGATTTAGATGAAACTCCTGATACTGATGACAGTGACGAATCCTTGGAAGAAGATGATGAAGCAGAAGAGGCAGACGCAGTAGAAGAAGATGAGGTAGAATCTTCTGACGATGATGAGGAAGAGCCTGAAGAGCCTAATGACGAATCCTCAGAAAGTGCTGATATGCTTGCTGAGATCATGGCTCCAATCAAAGCTGGAGGTAGAACAATTACTCCCAGTAATCCTAATGAAGTTCGTCAACTTATTCAGATGGGTGTAGATTATAGCGATAAAATGCGAGCTATGAAGCCTCATAGAAAAGCATTGAAAATGCTAGAGAATCATGATCTATTAGATGAAGGTAAATTAAATTATGTAATTGATTTAGTAAAAGGCGATAAAGGGGCTATCGCTAAATTAATGGCAGACACTAAAATTGATGCCGATAGCTTAGAAGAAGTGGACTTTAATAAGTACATTCCTAACGAGCACACTGTTAGCGACAATGTTGTGGCACTGGATGATGTTGTTGATCGTATACGTAATACAGAATCATTTTCAACCACAATGACTGAAGTTAACGATAAATGGGATGAAGCAAGCAAAACTGCGATAGTGCAGAATCCTGCTTTACTCGAACAAATTAATACTCACGTTTCCAATGGCACTTATAATAGTGTGATGAATGAAGTTGAGAAAGCAAGGCTACTAGGCGGACTTACTGGACTGTCTGACTTAGAAGCATATAACAAAGTAGGTAGTATGATGCAAGAACGTGGTGCCTTCAATGCTCAAGAAGCACAAGACGCTCCGTCTAAAGTATCAACTAAACCGAAAAGTGTTAGTAACACGGCTACGCAGGCTAAAAAGCGAAGAGTTAGTCCTGCCAAAAAAGCCAGTCCTGTCGCAAATAATCTAAACACAAAACCTGTAATTAGTTTAAGCGACGATGAATTCATGCAAAAATACGGTTAAACGGGAGTAAAGCATGCCATTAAATGATAAAAGTCAAATACGCTATAACGACCCTTTAGGGGGCACATCATCTGATATTGGGCCACAGGTCCGAACAGATTACTGGCATAAAAAAGCATTAGTTGAAGCAGTGAAAGAGCAGTATTTTACTCAGCTAGCTTCTACTAAAAATATGCCTAAACATTACGGTAAACAAATTAAAGTGTACCATATGATACCTTTACTTGATGATCGTAATATTAATGACCAAGGCATTGATGCCGCTGGTGCTGTTATTGCCAATGGTAACTTATATGGCTCAAGTAAAGATGTAGGCACAATCACTGGTAAAATCCCTTCATTGACTGAAACTGGTGGTCGAGTTAATCGGGTAGGTTTTACTCGTCTTTTAATTGAAGGCGCAATTGAGAAACAAGGTTTCTTCATGGACTTTTCTCAAGAAGCCTTAGATCTTGATTCGCAAGATGATTTATACGAGTATCTTTCTAGTGCACTTATCGATGGTGCCAATGAAATCACTGAAGACATGTTACAGATAGATCTACTTAATGCTGCTGGCGTTGTACGCTTTGGTGGTGTTGCTTCACAAGATAGTGAAATCATTGGTGAAGGTCCTGATATTTCTGAAATCAGCTATAATGATCTGCAGCGTATGTCTATAGATTTAGACAACAATCGTACGCCTAAGCAAACTAAGATTATTACTGGTTCACGTATGGTAGATACTAATACTGTCAATTCTGGCCGTATTCTTTACTGTGGTTCTGAAATGATCCCTACATTTACTCGTATGACTGATTTTCATGGTAACGCCGCTTTTGTTAGTGTAGAGCATTATGCTCATGCTAATGACTACAAAAAAGGCGTGAATATGGTTCACGGTGAAATTGGTAAAGTAGGTGATTTTCGTATTGTTGTGGTTCCTGAAATGATGCATTGGGCTGGTGCTGGCGCAGCAGTAACTAACAATGCTGGTTATAACGCCACTGGCTCCAATTACGATGTCTTCCCTTTGCTTTGTGTAGGTAGCGAGTCTTTTACTACTATTGGCTTTAAAACATCCGGTGAAATGGTTAAATTTAAAATCATTACTAAGATGCCGGGCGTAGCAACTGCAGACCACAGTGACCCTTATGGTGAAGTTGGTTTTAGTTCTATCAAATGGTGGTATGGTTTCATGGCTTTACGTCCAGAACGTATTGCTTTAGCTAAATCAGTTGCACGCATTTAGTAATCACAGCCTAATATAACAAGCTCTCTTATTGAGAGCTTTTTAGGTAAAAGCACTTAGATAATGAATCTCTTTAAGGATATATAAACAATGACTGATGCAGTTGAAGTACCTAGTGAATTAGACTCGCTTAAACAAATTGCCAATAACATGGGTATAACTTACTCTGGTAATATCGGCGTAGATACGCTAAAAAAGAAAATTGAAGAAGCCAAAAGCAAAACAGTAGCTTCTTCTTCAATGGTCGATCCAGTTAATATTCGGCATACTGATGTAAGAAACGAAAGCACTAAGTTAGTTCGTGTACGTGTGGCCAGTATGAACCCGGCAGATAGAGCACACAAAGGTATTCTAATTTCGGTTTCTAATGCAGCCGTAGGTACTTTGAAAAAATTTGTGCCATTTAATGTAGATTATCATATTCCGAAGATTATGTATAATGTTATGAAGTCTAAAAAGCATCGTGTAACTAAAGTTGAAACTACTTCTTCAGGCCAAAAGGTTAATCGAAATATTTTCGTCCCTAGCTATAGCATTGAAGTGTTGCCTCAGTTGAGTGAGCAAGAATTAGCTAGCTTAGCTGATGATCAAAGAAAACGTGGAGCAATTGACTAAACCTATATTATATTGCAACAAGCCACTTAGGTGAGCCAGTGTGTATTGGCTCACTCTACCTACAAAGGATTCATTATGCCCACTCAAATTTTAATCAATCAAGTAACTGATACTACCGTAGATGGTACAGGGACATTTGATGTTCTTATGCGATCTATGAAAGCTCACCTTAGTGAAGAGTTTGATGCAGGTCGTATTGTGGGCGATGAATACGCCAAGGTTTACATGAGCATGCTTAATAGTACTATGGCTCAGGCTATTCAATTTGAGCTTACTAAAGTGCAAGCAGGGTTTTCTACAGATATTACAGAAGAGCAAGCTAAGCAAGCTGCAGTACAAACTAATATTATTACATCTACCCAAGACGAGCAGATAAGTTTAGCCGAAGAAGCAGTAAAACAATCTGTAAACCAAACAGATATAACTGCTGAACAAAAACTACAAGCTACAGTACAAACCAGCATCATTACATCTACTCAAGATGAGCAGATAAGTTTAGCTGAAGAAGCAGTAAAGCAGTCTTTGCATCAAACAGATATTGCTAATGAACAAAAACTACAAGCTGTAGTTCAGACTAGTATTATTACGTCTACACAAGATGAGCAGATAAAGCTTGCAGAAGAGGCAGTAAAACAGTCTTTAAACCATACTGATATAACTGCCGAACAAAAGCTTCAAGCAGTGCAGAATACAATTTCTACAACTAAACAAGCATTGATTAATACTGCCCAAGAGACTATTACTACGTCTACTGTCACAGACCAAATAGCTAGTATAAGTAACCAGAAAAAAATTGGGGATGCTCAAGTAACTCAGGCAGAGCAGAATGCAGTTATATTCACTAACCAAGCTGAAGTAGCCAGCGGCACTAAAACTAATTTAATCGCACTATCTACGGAGCAGTTGAGCCAAGCTGAAGCGCAAGGCAATATATTAGATCAACAGTTATTGTTGGCTACAGCAGAGCAAACAGTGGCCACTGCAACTACGGATGAGCAGATAGCTTTAAGAGAAGAAAGCCTTAAACAAGCTATTAGCCACACAGATATAGCTACTAAACAAGCATTGCTTACTTCAACTCAAGAAGAAATTGCCAGCGCTACTAAGACTAATCAAATTGCCATGGTAGCAGAGCAAGTAGCTCAGCAGCAAACTCAAGGGGACTTGTTAGACGAGCAGAAAGCACAGTCTATTAATGCTACTTCAATTAGCGATGTAGAATCTAGTATAGCCACTGCTACTCAAGCAGCTCGTACTTCTCTGGCAATATCACAGACTAACCTATCTCAGGCTGAAGAATCAGTATTGGCGCAACGTATTTTGGTGGAAACGCAGAATGCAATACAAGCAGATAAACAAACTGACCTTATTACAGATCAGTCTGAAATTTCTTCAGCTACAAAGGCCAACCGTATAGCTATGGTAGCAGAGCAAGTTGCGCAACAAACAGTCCAAGGTAATATATTAGATGAGCAAGCTATACAAGCGTCTAACGCCTCTGCAATAAGCGCGAACCAAGTTGATATATCAACGGATACCAAAGCAGATACAATTGCTATGGCAGCAGCACAGACTGATGTAGCGCAAGAACAAGTCACTACACAAACTAATCAAACTGCGCAGGTAGTTGCACAGACTCAAAATATAGTCGCAAACACTGCGGTACTACAGGAAAGAGGGGGATTTAGATAATGTCTTTAAGTGTAAGAGAACTCACTACAGGGGAAGTAGAAGGTTCTGGTATATTTGATGAATTGATGCGTACAGTCAAATCACATATTGATGAGCAATTAAGTACGGGAAATATAACTCAGCAAAATTATGCCACAGTTTACTTAGGTAGTTTAGAGCGAGTATTGCAAGTATCTAGCGACTACTTATTAAAACTTGAGCAAGTGAACCAACAAGTACTTTTACAGCAAGAGCAAGTTCTGCAAGCTAAAAAGCAAAATGAGTTGCTTGAGTTACAAAAAATTCGAGCAACCACAGATAATGCAATTGCCCAGTATAACCTAAATAATTTATTGCCAGAACAGTTAGCGTTAGCTGTAGAACAACGCGAGTTAGTCACTCAGCAAAAAGCTCAGTCTGTTGCTCAAACCAATTTAGTTACAGAACAGAAAGCTCAAGTAACGGCACAAAAAAATCTGACTACTAAACAAGAATCTTTGGTTGACGCTCAGATACTTGACGCAGAAGATAAAGTACGTAGTACGCCAACAACTGGTTTAAATCTAGCTAGTTATGATAAGATTGTTGCAGAGAAGGATTTAATTGCTGCTAGAAAGCAAACGGAAGATGCTCAGACTGTAGGCACATTAACGGATAATAATGGCGTACTTACCAATACTGTAGGCGGTGTGTTAGGTAAGCAAATGGAACTCCTTTATACTCAAAAAGAAGGCTTCTTGCGAGATGCGGAGCAGAAAGCAGCCAAGATACAAAGTGATGCATTTAGCGTTGCTCACTCAATTGAGCCTGCTAGCCATGCACCTACGAGCTATGGTTTTGGTCCTGTCGCAGCTTCTAGCGTAATAGCTAAACTTAATGCTGGTATAAATGTAACGTAGGGTGCTGATGTGTCGCTTTTTAGCCGAACCAAAACAACTTATCAATCATCAACTGTATTAATATTTGATGATAAAAAAGGCCTAGTTAAATCCACTGTATTAGCATCTACAGTTCAAAACCAAAACATAGCAGAAGCCTTACAGACCAATTTAATTAATGGCATTGCAGCTCAAGGAAGAGCCATGTATGCTTATGGTAAAAGAGGCGACATAAACCCAGCAAATGGCTATTACTTAGGACTGCCTTCAGGCAGTAAGGCTTATATTCCTACAGGTATACAATCTACTATTAAGCTTATTATAGAAGCTGAAATAGGACATAGAATATCACTTATAAATTCTTTCCTTGATAAAAATAATGCTGCTCATTATGCTCATGAGTATATGCAGGCTAATTATGACTGGGACTCTGGTTCAAATATTGTATCTAACCCGCCATTTAATTCCGGAGGTGCGACAGTTACTTTTGATTATGCTGAGGTAGTGGCTGATAATACCATCAAGATATTTTACGCATATGGCGCACAAAAGCATGAGCAAGAATTAATTGTAACTGATTTAACCGAAGAAAAACTTTATTACTATGCTACCTATTATTTAGTAGATAATCGTGGTCAAGTGACAGGAGAACCTCTTTACTGGAGGTACCAAGAAGACACTGGTGTACATTATCAATTAAATGTAGAAGCCCCACTAGAAGATTTAGTTTCTCCTTATTATCCTATAGTGCCTTTAAGGCAAGATAAGGTTGACTTGGCTCTGCCTGCTACGCGTAATGAAGCGGAATACCAAAGCAGTAAACAATGCTTACGCTATATTGGCGTAAACATAGATGACTTAGTAGATAGTGTAAATGATAGCCCTGACATTGGATCTGTAGACCATGCCTATGTTATGCTAGGTATTGATGTAGCTAGTGAAGAAGAGAACTCTAAACTATATTTATTTGAGTTTTTTAACGACTTACGGAGCACTTCTAGCACATATAAAACTGATTATGATTATTGGTTTGCACATGAGCAGAATAACACTACACCGCCAGTAAATACTTTAGTGGTGGCTGATGCTAAGTACCGTATGGAATTATCGTGGAATTATATTAGCAGAGATTTGATGAGTGGTAATATTGCTGCAGTTGGTTCAGTAGTGACAGCCATAGCTTCGAGCAGTTCTATTAATAATCCTTTGTATAGCTACCCAACTTCTACTTTAATAATACGTAAACAAATTGATACTAGTAATTATATAGAGTTGCAGGTTAAGGGTTTGCAGCATCTTAATTACGTCTACGGTAGTAATGCAGTAATGACTACACTAGAAGAAGCTTTTAGCGGTGACGATGAAAAGCAAAATTTTATTATTCCGCTAAATCAATTTATTGCTCGCAACCTTGGCACTATAAAATCGTATGATTTAATGTATGATGCAATAAGAATAGTATTTAACAGTAAAATAGTTACTAAATTAAAATGGTATCAAACTAACTTTTTTAAACTTGTAGTTACTATTGTAGCTGTAGCAGTTGCAGCTTATGGTTACGTGCAAGGAGGTATGGGTTTACTTAGTGCAATAGGAATTGCAACTATTGAAGCACTCATTTTAAATTCAGTGCTTAATAAAGTAGCTGTGCAAGTTGCTGATTTGGTGGGCGAAGAGTTGTCGTTAATACTAGCAATAGTAGCTACTGCTTATGGCGTTACAATTAATACCGCAGGTATTTCAGTTGCTGGGACATCTACTTTAAGTATGCTTAATGCTGCTTTGTACGGCACAACAGGTTTAAGTAACTTGCGTGCACAAGGCAAGCTACGAGACTTGCAAAGAGAAATGGAGGTATTAAAAACGGAGCAAGAAGAGTTTGATGCGCTGTACGAGACTTTACCTGAAGACCCCTTAACTATGTATGGCATTGGCTCAGAATATACTTTTTCTTTTGATGTTGTTGCAGACAGTCCAACGGGTTATTATACCCAAGCCATTCATACGGGCAATGCTGGTATTTTATCGGTAGCTGCAACAGAATACTATGTAGATAGTCAGCTTAGACTAGACTTACCTTATAGCCCTATACGAACACGAGTCTATTGAGGAATATTTTATGACTAATTTTTTACATCCAATCATGCCAATGAACACCCTAGGGCAACCTACAACAAAAAGCACAAACTTTTTAGGTATGCCTAGTGCAGCACAAAATACTGGCATGTTACAAGGTTATACTGGCCCAGATTTTAACTATTATTCTCTTGGCCAAGACAACAACTTTTTAGCTAGTAATCAGACAGCACCTCAAATACCTCAACCTCCTTCAATAGGCGGTATACCTGATACAATGCGTTTTGCAAATACTAACAATTATTCTGGCCCAGATTTTAGTTACCCTTCGTTTAACCAAGGCAATGATTTTTTAACGGGCAATAACCCAGCGCCTCAAACAGATTTCTTTGGTAATATCACAGGCACAGATATTATGAATTTTGGTTTTGGTGCAGCTAAAACTGCATTAGGGGCTTACATGCAAAACAAACAAATAGGTCTTGCAGAAGACACCCTAGCGCTCAATAGAGCCAAGTTTAATGATGTTAAGGAAGAACGTCAGCTTATCAGAGATTCCGTTTCTGAGGCTCGTAGAAAGCAAGCAATGGGGGGTTAATAGTTATGACCAAACCTATTACATTAGATAGCGTGTTACAGAAAAACTTGTTAGAGCGCCAAAAAGCAACAGGGGAACTACTTGCCCCTACTAACAATATTGCGCCTGTGGTAGCAAGCAATCCTATCAGTTTGCTTTCTAGTGGGTTGAACCAAATGCAGCAAGGATTAGGCGGGCAATTTACTAGAGCTGATAACCAAAATGCTCAAGACGCTTTAAACAGACTGGCTCAATTGGATGCAGCAGAGAAGGCAGAGCAGACTCAATACAATAGAGGGTTAGATGCTTTTAACCAAGAAAGTTCTCTTGCTGCACAGGCTTTGGCTAAAGCAAAGTTTTCTCAGCAAAATAGAACCCAAGGTTTAGCCGATGCTTCTCAAAAAGCAAGGATTGATAGCATTAAGCAAAATACAGCTTTAGCTAGAAGAAAGTTTGATCAAGAACAGCAGGCAAAGCAAGAAGATTTAGCAAGGGCTAATTTTAGCGCAGACTTAGACAATCGGTTGTATGACCTTGTTAATCCTTTACGTGATGCCCGTGCAAGTAATCAAAGACTAGCTCAACAAGCAGAGCAATTAGGTTTAGTATATGATACAAATACTAAGCAATTTGCGGACCCTTCGGGAAATACTGCACCTGCGTTAATTAACAACATTAATTCCAGTTTAGTTCAAAATGATTTGACTGGCGCAGGCGTAAAAGCAAATCTGGCAAATCAGCTTGATGCTTTAGAAAGAGCAGGTAGAAGTACGCTTACTACATCGGATGATTTATCTTTAGCTGACAGAAATAGACTCAGTGAGCAACTGGTTAACGAAATAAGTTCAACTTACCAATTAGACGCTAATGAGCAAAAAGTACTGGCAGGTAAGATGAGCGGCATAGAAGCTAAAAGAGCATCTGCGCTTAAATCTGCAGGGTTAGACCAAACGACTCAATTAATGAATGAATTACAAACTTTTAAATCTATGGTAGAAGAGGGTAAGCCAGTGCCTAACCCTATTGTAGAGTTTGTGAAAGGTTTACCTGAAGAAGTATCAAATAGGGGTTACGTACAAGAGCAAGTAAAAGATGCCATAAATACTTTTAAAGATACTAAAGATGGGCGTAATTTACCAGAGAACTACTTAAACGTCTTACTTCATAAAGTGCTACCTACTGCTTCTGTAGGGCAAACTCCATGGTATTGGAACGATGTCAACAACAACGAATTAGACAAAGAAAAACTGCTTAAACGTATGCAAGATGAAAGTGTTCGTATACAAGCAGCAGTAGATAAGTTTAATCAGCGGGATAGAATAAATAGAAAATATGACACAGAAGCACAGACAGAACAATTGAGGGTATTTGCTAAGTCAGGTATCATAAGGAAATAGTCAACTTAATAATTAAGGGCCTTTGTCCAAATGAGTACTGATTTTCTTACTTTAACTTCTAGTATAGATACCGCACAAAATGAATTTATTGATGACCCGTCATCTTTATTAGACTCTAAGAGAGAAGCAGTTAAACATGCTGCCGTAGATAAACAAAGCCGACTTCAAGGAACTGAGTCGGTATTTTCGCTTGCTGAGTTTGATAAGCGATTCCCTTTTGCTACCGCAGCTCAACGAATGGAATTCAACCAACAAAACAACCTTAGACAGCAAACACTTAACCAAAGCAGCATTATTCAAGATGGTTTAGTTGGCGCAGCTCAAATGGGTGTATCCATTGCTGAGGCAGCACCTGCCATAAATAAAGCACTCACTAGCCCTGCTGATATTATTAGAGGTGGGCGCAGTGGTTTTCAATGGGTAGCAGATAAGCTAGGTTACGGAGATAGCTTTCGTGAGGCTACTACACCAGAAGAAGGCGGTTACATTGACAAGATAAGTAAAGATCTTGATTCCATGGCTCAAAATGATCCTACCGTAAAAGCAATCAATAAAGTACTTGATCCAATACTTGCAGTAGGTAGCAGCATTAAACAAAGCCTTGGCTCTTTAAAAAGTGACGAGGGTAATGCACGTAAAGCCCAAATAGCAAAAGATATAGCTGCTTATGAGCAAAGCATTGATGATGCTTTACCAGATAATGCTACCCCGGCTCAAATACGTTCTGCTGAATTTGCTAAAGCTAAGTTTGCTGTAGGGCATACAGGAGTTGCCGGAGTAGTAGAAAGTGCCATTGAAACCATACCTTTAATACTTAAAGTATCTTCTACTGCCAGTAAGGTTAAAGAAAGAGAAACTAAAACTGCAGGTCCTATAAGTAGTGAAGTATTAGAAAAGCGTATTAATAAAAAAGTTGGTACTGCTACCTCTACTGAAATAGGCAAACTTGAGGGTGCGTCTAACTTTACTGAAACTTACAGCGAGGTCATGTCTTTAAGCCAAGAAGACTTAGAAAAATCACCTGAGTATCAAAAGCTACGTTTGACTATGAGTAAAGAAGATGCGCATAAAGCTTTGGCTAGTAAAGTAGCTACTCAAGTAGGTAGTGGTTCAGCGCTCTTAGGTAAGGCCGCTGCTAAAGTATTTGGCGTAGGCTTAGAAAAGATTGCAAGTGGCGTTAAAACTAAGGCTGCTGGTAGTAAATTAAAACAAACAGCTATTTCTTCTGCAGGGGAATTTTTAGAAGAAGGCGTACAGTCTGGTGGGGGCAAGGCATTATCTAATCAAGCCATTAAAGAAAATATTGATAAAGATTTAGACACTTCTAAAGGTGTGTCTAGTGCCGCTGCTGTAGGAGCAGTCACAGGCTTAGGTAGTTCTTTAATGACAGCAGGAGGCATTAACTTACTTAATTCAGCAGTAGAGAAAAGCTCAGATAAAGACGCCGAAGGCGTCAACCTAGAAAAAGAGTTGAACAGTACACTAGTGCAAGGCAACCAAGCAATAGAGCAAGCTCCTAAAAATGAAGATGGTAAAGTAAATCTCAGTGCAATGAGTAATGAGCAAAAAATTGCTTATGCCAAAGCTAAGTTAGCTCAATTAGATGAAGAAGCTAAAATAGACTTACTTGAGCAAGAAGGTAAACAATCACCTGAAGTAATTAAACAAGCAAGGGCTAAACTAGATGCAGCTAACGCAGCTAATTCTTTGTTGAACCAAGATATCATTACTAAGTCTACTGACGCAGATATAGTAGAATTGAGCGAAAAAGCCAGAAATGAAAATCAACTAGTTAAAGATTTTCTTGGTGATTTATCTTTACACTTAAGTAACGAAGATAGCGATAACGCTATTTCAGTTGAAAGCTTAACTTCTGCGCGTAATACAGCTAAAGAGCTTGGTGCCAAAGAAAGTGAATTGGCGTTAATTGATGATTTAATAGCAGTACGTAAAACCTCTAAAGAAGTGTCTGAAGATATTATAATTGGTTCTGAAGAATGGCGAGGAGGCAGAACTTATTTAAATAATGTCTTACGCGGTATAGCCAATGACGCCCCTGCTTATGTGGCTAAACAAGTGGCAGAAGTAGAACGATTTATTGGCCATATGGATGATAAAGTGGCTGCTTTTGAAAAAGCTTTAGAAGAGTCATCAGCTACAGGTAAAGTAGTTACTCCTTTAAATCCTGAAGGTGTGCCATATAAACAGATTAATGGTACAGGTGATATGTGGGTTAAAGCAGGTACTTCTGAAAATGTAATTGCTACTATGCGAGCTGACACAACTTCGCTTAAACAAATTGGCGCTACTATCAATGCTGCTGTAACAGATACTCCTTTAAAAGATGCAGTAGACACTGTAGTCAGTAATTTAAGCGAAACTGTTGAAGAAGCTGCCTCTACTCAAACAGAGGAATTGGCTAATCAAATAAGCACATTCCCTAAACCAAATAACATCTCTAGCCAAGAATTTGGAGATATACAAAAAAGCTTCTTAGACGCCACTAAAGAGCTTAGCGACTTACCTGCGGCAATTGAACCAGTGTTACAAAAAATCCAGCAGGAGGGAAGCACAGAGGCCTTAGCGGCAGCAAACGAGATAGCCGTTAGCTTAGGCGTATCGCCTGTAGAAAAAGCTGTTGAATTAACTGGTAGTGCAGACCGTATTGCTAAAAGAGTACAAAGTTTAATTAACTTACCTGAAAGCAGTGAAAGCGAATTTCTTGCTGAGCCAGAGGCAATAAACCCATTTATTACTAGAGCCAGAGAAGGCGCTAATAGTAGAGCACTAGCAGATGCTGTAAATGACTTAGGTAAAGTGCTTACTGGTGATTTGGCGGCGGAAGAATTTATTGATCAGACTCCTGCTAAATTACTAGATGGAGCTACTGAGTTATTAGGTAATGCCATTGATGACGAAAACTTTGGCCAAAAAGAAATAACTACTGGCTCAGAGCGTGTTGCTAGCGGCTTTAGAAAATCATTCTTTACTGGGCCAATCACAGGAGGTTTAGCGTCAAAACCTGTAAATGCTCAGTGGTTAACTCAGTACAATGAGTTGGCTGAAGAAGGCTCTATAAATAAAACATCTCTTGTAGGTAATTCTACAAATGAAGATCTAACAGATAATTTCCTTAGTAAAGTGCAAGATAAGGTAAGTAGCCTTGGGCTTTCTTCTGCCGAGGCAGAGCAATTTACTGGCATGGTAGATGCTTTAGATCTAAATAACTTAGAAAACGGGATATCAGATTTCCTTTATAAAAGCGTTTTAAACAAGCTGGCCACTAAAGGCAAGAATGACAAGAGAGCTACTGTTAAGAATACCCCTTATAACAAAGCTAAGAGCGGCTTTAGAGCGCTATTCTTGTCAAATGACCCACTAACTAAGGGTATGGATAAAATGCTTAGCAAGGCCTCTGTGTTGTCTATGACAGAGTTTCTTATGACTAAATCTGCAGGTCTAACAAAACAGTCAGTTATAGCCATAAGCGGCCTAGATCGTAAAGCTTCGCCATCAGGGCAATTAACAGACTATTTAGATGAAACTGGGGTAGGTTTTTCAAAGAATAATGCTATACAAGACCTAGGTAATAATGCCATTGCTATTGCTGGCATAGAATTTAGCGGTAAGCATGCCAACACTAAAAATAGGGTTAGAGACGCTCTTGGCTCAGTAATATTAGATTACATGGTTGATGCAGGTATATTTAAAGAAGTAAAAATCTCCCGTAACAAGATGTTTCGTTTTGGCGCAAAGAATCCAATTAAAGGCATGCCTAATGTTATTAAATTGGACCAATTTCCCAGAAAAAAAGTTGGTGTAGGCAATAACCTTATTGAATACAATGATGCACTTTACGTGTGGAAGTCGTCTAATAATGCAAATAGGGGTTATTACACTATTGCTACTTTTGAAAATGCCGATAAACACACTCAGTTTAAATCTGTGGATGCTTTGAATACTTACATACCAAACAAAGAGCATCCTTTTGTTAAATCTATTTCTACAGAAGGAGAAGGTTTAAAAAGCAAGTCTGGTTTATTTAGTAGGGTATTTGATACTGATTATAATAAATCAACGCCATCTATAGGCCGACCACATAAAACAGTAAATAAGGCTATAAAAAATAATGTGGGTACGTTGAGTAAGCAAATGCAGAACGTTGTAAAAAAAGCCAATAAAACACCATTTTATTTGAATAAAACTATGGCCCGACATATAGCTGTGCTTGGCTCAGATAATCTAGGTCTTATGTTAGGTATGTTGCCTGAAACAGGTGAAACCCTTCTAGATGCAACTAAGGCATTAAATAAAAGTAAAAACCTGACTATTAGGCAGGGTATTGATAACTACTATACTTTCTATAGAGATATGGTGGAAACCGTTAAAGATACTGGTATAACGTCTGCGTTATTTGATACGCCTATATTTTTTAATCACAGAGTTATTAGCAACTATCGTTTAACTGTTGATAGTAAAACTTTAAATTACCAAACTAATAAACAGCTACATCGTTTTGCTATAAATCTTGAGCCAAGGGAGCTAACTAAAAGCCCTGCTGGTAATACTAAAGAAGAGGTGTTATTCATGCTTGGCGTTGCTCAAGCATTAGATATAAGCGTAGATAAGTTATCCCCAGAAACTGCTTTATTACGCGTACATGAAGAGCTCGCTAAACCAGAAGTACAAGAAATACTAGAAATAGTACGTAAGCTTAACAAGGGAGAGCAAGCAGATAATTTAGATCTATACGTTAATTACGTAAGAGACCTCCAACTAGCAGGGCATCCTGCTATGCATACAGCCATGGGATTAGCCGAGTACGTACAGTACTTAGATGCGCCGGATAAAATGAAAGTAAGTTTGCCTATTGAACTTGATGGGGTAAACAACGGGCCTATAACTGCATTAGTTAATTCAGTTAAAGATGTTGACCAGTTAAAAACTTACCTTTTAAAAGGCGGTATTAGTGATGCCTCAGATAGAAGAACTCATGCTCAAAGACTTGAAGCTGGCGTAGTTACTGGCTTATATGAAGAAACGCAAGAAGTTATAAATACTGCTTTAAACAATACGCTAATTACTGCTAGCGGTGTAGATAAGCAAATACTTCTGGCTCAATTACGTTTAAAATCTTTGGGTAAATTAGTGGCTCTAGACAGCGAAGCTCTAACAGTAAGTGTTCATCGTAATGAAACCAAATCTATTGTAACCGAAGCATTTTATGGCGCAGGAACTAATTCTCTTATACGTTCTGACATGGCGCAAATAGAATCTAATTTTTATGATCAGATGCAGAATATACGCACTAACCATACTGATGAAAAAGGATTAACTGAGCATGGCTCAGCATTACTTAATTCCCTTAAATCCGATATTATTGCAATGTCTGCAACAACGGAGTTGATTGAATACGGTCAAGTGACTAAAACATTTAGCCAAGAAGAGTTAAGAGCAGAAGCAATTAAAAATAGAAAACTTATTGATCGCGCTATTGAAGAAGATAAAGCTAAAAGTCCTGAGCATTTTGGTTTAGGGTTTACTTTACCTGAAGAATTAGAGCCACAAATGTTTATTAATCTTAAAAGTGGTTTTGGTTACTCAGGGGCTAAAGTAGGTGCTTTTAATACGTACTATTCAGATGCTGTAACGCACTTTACTTTGATTAGGGAAATGATGAATGCTGTTGCTCCGTTTGCTCGTCAAACTTATGAAAAAGCTTACCAAGAAGCTTTAGATAAAGCAGGCTATTCTGACTATCAAAGTTTATCGACTACAGAAGAAAGAGCTATACTGAAGTCTGTTATGAAATTTATGCCTACTCTTTCTTTAAACATTCATGACGATAAAGTGGATTATGTAGATGCCATACCTCAGTTTAAGTGGGCGCAACCAGATGACGTTGAATCAGCTTCTATAAAAAGGCATTCATTATCTACAGACCCTTCAGGTATTGTGTCAGGAGGCCAGACTGTTACGCCTATTGCGTCAGGTGCACTACCTTTAAGTACTCAAGGTATCGCAGATGCTGCAATGATTGCTGGTACTATTGCTGGCGGTCAAGATATTATGCACGTATTTGACGGTATTTTATCTAACACGCTTGATCAAGATGGTCTGGCTCAGGTAAGTAACTTAGCTTATTTTGAATCTATTTTAAATAATCCTCAATTACAACTGCACGTAGATGCGATGAAAAGAACATTGGGCGAAGAATCCTCATGGAAAGAAAGTATAGCCACGTTATCTGCAGCAGGTAAAGCTACTATAGTAGATAATATAAGAGATGTAGCTTATTGGAGCTCTATTAGCAACATAATTGCATTAAGAGACGCAGAAGGCAATATATTAAGTTCGTGGGATATAAGTAGAGCATTAAATACAAAAACCGTAACTCGCAATAAACAAGTAGTTGCTAGCCCGGAACTAGAATTACGTAAATTACATAAAGACTTAGATATGGCAGAAGTAGATGCTATTATTGAGCATTACATTCCTGCTCTAATTAGTAGAGCAGAGGATGCTGCGGCTCAAATAAGTCTGGTAGAACAACTAACCAAAGGTGATATGTCAGTGGACCAGATGGGTAACTTATCTGGTAAGCCTACCATAATATCTGCTAAAGATGGCGTTAAAAACTCTGTAAATATTAGTGCGCCTGATGCAACTAAATCATTAGATGAACAGGCTACGAATATACCTAATAATTTATTTTTTCCTCATACTAAAGATGCCGGGCTAGCAGAGCACATAACTGCCCTGACTGATAAAGGCACTGGTAAAAACAGATCTGCTACTTCCCGCAGACTAAATAAACTTATAGATGCAAGTAACGCTACTCAGATTTATAAAGACTTTCTTAAAAAAGTTTTAGTGACTTCTGTGTTGTCACCAGCATTTACGGCTAAAGGTAAGTTTCCTAGAATAGTAATTCAGGACAGCAATGCTACTTTGACCATGGTTCAGCAAAAAGAAGGCAGAGAACTAAATGAGCAAGAGCTTAAAAAAGTAGAAGGTATTCGTAGAAGCAAAGGCATGTTTGATCCTTCAACGAACACTATTTATTTACACGAAAATAATGGCGGTATAAACATTGAAACCTTAATGCATGAAATGGTGCATTCTGTTTTAGATGCTGGTTTAGTTTCTGAGATGAAAAACAACAAGGACTTTTCCAAATTAGTTAATCAATTGCAAGCAGATGCTACTAAAGAAGTGCAAGTAGAATACATGCCTGAGAATGGTTATACGCCTATAAGATTCTCAGCCAAAGAGTTATTTGCATGGGGCCTAACTAACTTTAAATATGTCACTGCATTAGCAGAAAATAAAAATGAGTCTGTAGCAGCAGCCAGACAGACTTTTGCTAAAAAGCTGTTAGCAGCTATTCGGAGAGTTATTCGTAAAGTACTTGGTCAGGCTAAGTTTCATGAAAATTCTATATTGAGTTTTCTTGTAGAAGCTTCATCGACTATTGCCAAAAATTCTACTGTTGAGCCAGATGAAGCTAACCAGTATAAAACCCAGATATCTTTACAAGATGTCGCTGTGCTAGATCCGGAAAATACTTTTAACAATCTTTTAGCAATGAGCAACAATACCTCTAAACATTCAGATGAATTAACCAGAATATTTAGAGAAGAAATATTACATCTTCAAACTAGCAAGAATGCTTTACTAAAAGATAAAGCAATTAATGCTATGGAAACCTTAAGAGGGTTAGTAGAGGAAGGTGAGTCGAATGCGCCAACTAGAATGGATGCAGCTTTTGTCATGTCGCCTGCAGAGTCGTACATGTACGATAATTATAAGCATATTATTCAAGTTGGTTTAGATAGTTTTAATATTAAATCTCAAGAGCTAACTAAGTTATTTAATACTGCAAAGGCTAGAATCACTCCTGAAGACTTTCTTACTGAAGGGGATACTAGTCCTGAAGCTATGGCAATAGCGCAAGAAAAATGGGATGCCTTATTTAACTCAGCAACGGCAACAATTAAAAAGGTATCTCGCATTAACAAATTTGGTGCTAGTTATGTCAGAACAGAATCTGAGTACTTAGCTGAATTTGTTGCCATGGCTAAAACTAATGAAGAAGTGCGTCAAGTATTAGATAAACGCCTTGACCCTGTTAAAGATGGTCGTTCAAATAACAAATTATCCGGTGTAATCTTTAAGATTATTGATAAGGTGCATAGTGCACTCACTCAGTCATTAACTGGTGCCAAGGGCAACCTTACACGCAAAGTAGATATAGTTTCTAAACGGTTACTATTAAGTGAGTTCAGGGCTAAAAGTAAGTTAGAGCAACGTGCAGTAGGTATGGTAGGCCAATTAGATAAAACATACACTACGTATGCTAGTTGGGCTGACGCAGCATATAAAAAGGTTCTTGGTTCCTCTACTGTAAGTGGGCTTAAAAGTGCAGCTAAGTCTACCGCTATGGGTGTTGCTGATACTATCAAAGGCACCAACAATACTAAACAAGCTGAGGCCTATAGCAAAATATTCCACGAGCTTCACCATGGATACGGTTCTTTTATTCCTAGAATAATTGAAGAAGTCAGTCTTACCAATGACAATAATAAATTTATACGTCGTCTATTTATGGCTAAGAATAGAGCTATTGCTGGTTCAAGGGATGGCGCTATTAAAGCGGTAAGCAATAAAATACATTCAGAATTAGGTTCTTTACTGACTAAAAGTAACTCTGCTCATTATACTGAGGCGGTAGTAAATACAGACTTGTCTGCAATAACAGATGAATTTGATTTACAGCAAATAAGAGACTTATATACAAATCCTGCAAAATTAGAAGAAGCGATTGCTAAATTAGAATCTAGGCTTACTGGTTCAAAAGCAAGCACCGCTTTAATTGACCATGCTCACAGCATGGGTTGGTTCGCTATACATCATAAAGGTACTGAAAATACTACCTTCCCTAATGCAATATCTGCAGTAACTAAATTAAGCAGAGTGTTCAAAGTAAACTTATTGGGGTTAGAAAAAGACGTAGATAAACTTTCAACCTTGGTAGCTATTCAGCAGACTAGTCAGGGAGCCAAGGAGACGCTAGTAGAAGCTATCAAAATTAATCCTAGTGCGATTGCATCACTTATTAATATGCAAGCCGTACAGAAGCAGCAGGAGCTTAAAGATAAGTATAGAGGGGATAAGTATGCACAGCTCAAGGGAGGCATCAGTGAAATACACGACCCATATAGAGACGTACGTATCGTACCTGCCAAAGATATAGATGCGTTAGTGCATGATGGTTATACTTCGTTAGGTGAAATGCCTAGAAACCCTAGTGACACTAATAAAGACAAAATGTTCATAATGTATTCTGACATAGGCGGTGCTGCTACTTACCAACAAGGCGCAGTCTCAACAATTATTTCTGATACTCGTGGTATTGATAACTTGGATGGCAGAAGCGTAACTGATGGTATTGATGACTATGCAAAGATACGTAAGCATGCTAAAAGCACACGAGAAAATTATGAAAAAAATATGAAGAATACATCTTCTGTTCGTGGCACTAAGCGAAATATTATGCAGTCTGGTACGTCTGCTGTAGTAGATAGCAAGGGTAATGTTACAGCGTATAAGTACTCTATCTCCGCCGCACAGAAAAAGACTATACTTAATGCAGACAGACGCATTGAGTCTGTATTGCCGCATATGTACGGAAGAACTATAGAGGCGAGCCATAGTGATAACTATAACAAGTTGGTTAATGACGCTTTGATTAATACGTACAAGCAAGACTTGGCTCAAGGCAATACTAATGATTATGTGCAGATTGGTAAGAAAGCTAATACTAAAAGGGGTAGGGAAGCTTGGAGAATGTTACCGCCAAAAGCTAGAGCGGATTTAGCAGATAAGTGGGGGGATTTAGCTTACGTTAGAAGTAGTCTAATGGACCAAGTATTTGGTTACCGTAAGGCTTCTTTGGCCAATGTACTAAGGGCAAATTCAGATTCTCCTCAGTGGGCAAAGTCAGTAATAAAAAATACGCTTGGCTTATTTATTTCGGATAAGGCTTTAATTAGGGGTATTGTGAAAGGGGAGAAAGCTTTGACAGAGATTTCTTCTTATATAAAAGATTGGATTGTAGTAAGGGGTTTAGAAGTACTGATAGGCAATATACTGTCAAACACTGTTCAGTTAGTGCTAGAAAGCGAAGGTATGTCTATACGTAAGGCTATAGCTTATCAAATGGAAGGGTTGAAATTGGCTAAAATCTATCAAGAAAACCAAAGTAAAATACGTAGACTGGAGTTTGATATAAGCACTTCATTAGGGGACACTACAGCTATGCAAAATACGCTAGCTCAGTTACGTACAGAGCAAACAAAGAATGCTGCCTCTGTTCTTATAGATGCTGGTTTACTTACTGCTATTGTAGAGGATGTTGAAGCGGACACTAACCCGTACAACTCTATTACTAAGCTAGGTGATAAAGCCAATTCTTTAAATAATAAATTGCCCGAAAGTGTTCAATGGGTAACACGAAACTTGGCAGCAAGCAAAGAGTCAGAATGGTACAAAACAGCTTACCAATTTACTCAAATTGGTGATTTTGGTGCTCGTTATGCTATGTATAAAAACCTGAAAGAACGTAACCAGTTAACAGAAAGTTCATTAGGTAATGTTATGGATTCTTTTGTTAACTATGATTTACCGTCAAACAAGTATTTGCAGTATTTAGGTGACGTTGGTCAAGTATGGTTCTTAAAATACTTTATGCGTATACAGGCAGTTATAATCAAAAACACAATAAACTCACCTAGAAAAGTGATGGAGCTTATGGCAACTATTGGGACTTTAGGAGTAGATTTACCTACTTATTATGATGCCTTCTTCTTGTTTAATTCAATTACCAACAAACTTGGGCTAATGAATTATGCAGAAAAAGGCATTGATTCTATGCCTGTTTCTCATGTGGCAGAAACGTTGTTTTAAGTTATTTATCGTCGTCAGGGTACGTTATAAGTGCCTTGATAACGATAAACACTATAATGATTGCTGCCAATGTACTTATGACCATAAACAATATAGGTAGTATAAAAACAAAACCTAATAGTAATATGGTCACAAAAACAGCTTTGATATCTACCCACATAATAAAAAACCCTTCACATAAATAATTTTACGCGAGGGTTATTATTGGAAGATCTCTGCTGCAGTTCTTGGCGGAGGGTTGTCTGAATCTTCACTACCAGTATTGGCGCTGTCATCAGTGTCAGTATTGATGCTGTCTTCAGTGTCAGTATTGGCGGAAGTTTCTTCTACGGAGGTAGTAACTTCTTCTGTAGGTTTGCCTAGCTGTGCTTGTACTTCTACTTTCAAACCAGCAGGGCTACGCCCCATGGAAAAGTCAATTTTAGTTACATAGACATCAGGATTTTGTTTACGCAATTTTTCGCGAATAAGTTCTTTAATATCGTCTTGTGTAACAGCGACTTCCACTTTAGAAACAATGTTTAATTCTAATTCCATACTATTTCCTGTTCATTTTTTAAGCCAGCAAGTACAGCGCCTATTGCGTCTGATACATGCTCGTTGGCATTAGTTAAAGATTTTGTTCCATTACGCATTTTAGTGAGCCATGGTAAACTTGGGTATTTATTGTATGCCCAGTTAATCATAGCTTGCTTGCTTGCTTTAGGATCATCGGTTGCAATAAGTTTTACGTCCCTTGCAGAGACTCTAACCAAACGTTTACCTAAGCTGGCCAGTATACCAATACATACGCCGTAAGATACTGAAGCTCTAGCTGATTGGCTCCCTACAGGCATTTCTACATAAATAGTATCAATGCCATCAAAAAATTGAAGCATGGCCTCTCTGAGCTGGATAGCTCGTTTAAGATCACGCTGATTTTGATATTGTAATGAAGCATCTTCGCGAGTAGTAACTAGTTTGATATCTTCTGGTATGAAAGTAGCCCCGTCAAAGGAGCCTTTTACCATACCGAAGTTGGATAGGCTAGGATCTAACCCACCCACTTTTTTAGCAATATTTACGATAAGATACTCCTTTAAGTAAATAAACCAGAGCCTGTTGGAGTACTAGTAGCTGTGCTTGTTGCTACTTTTTGTACTTTATCTTTTACTTTGCCTTTATTGGCATCAAGCCATTTTTGGAAGAATTTTGCTTCGCTTTCTTCGGCAAATTCAGGCAAGGTTTGTTTATCTGCGTTAAACCATTTGACAATTTCGTTAGTTTCACGAGTTTCGCCAGTAGGGTCGTTAACGTAGTCACCTGAGTCAGCTTTAACTTGCTTATTTTGTAAAACTTTTTGAATAGCAACATGAGCATTTTCACCGATTAACTCAGTTAATACTTGGCGCTTCATAGGCACTTCTTTGCTCAGCTCATAGTCATAAATGTTAATCATTTTTTCTTCCAAAACAGCAGCACTAATCTCTTTATTCAAGAGTAGTTTGCACACAGTATTAACTTGCTGGAAGCCCGGCAGCAGTTTTTTCTTACCTGTCTTTTTACACGTGTAAGTATTTTGACCGCTTTTATTGGTAACGTAGACGGTCTCGTTATAATTCTGCCCGTTAACGTCAAGCATAAAATTAATGTTGGCAGCACCGCTTTTAGACTTATCTACGTAAACCATTTTAAGCTTTGCTGCGTAGATATCAGTGTCCAGTTTTTGTCCGCTAATAACGTCACGCTCTTCTTCTTGAACTACGTCTTCTGAAACTTCAAAAATATTCATAAAATTTACCTTGTATTAATTGTTTAGGTTTGTTTCGTTAAAAGTGCCGCAGGCACTTTATTTTAGTTGTTGTAGTATTCGTGCAAACGTTTGAATACATACTGGATGTTGTTATCAATGTAAAGTTCGTTACGTGACCATAACTTCATAGGGCTACGTACTTTGTCACCGTCGCCTTTAAAAGGACGAGTAAGGAATACGTATTTTTGCCCATCTTCACGCTCTTCGTCAGTAATGTGCAACAAATCGTTTTCAACACCTTCGAGGGCTTTGATAGATACTTTACGCGCAGCGAGTATAGTAGTGAAGTCTGCTTCTACACCTAACTTACCTACAGAACCTTTGACTGGTATTTGCGATTTATAGGTCATAGACTGTTCGTCATAGTTGGTATCTTCGTGCACTAATATCGCATAGTCTTTTTTACTGGCTTTAATAGTATTAAGCGCGTTATGATAAAATGCAGCATATTCGCCCCAAGCAGATCTTCCGTTAGGAGAATTACGTACATACGCTTGTTCGAACTGCTGCATTAAAAAAGTCAAAGTATCTAGAACAGCACCAGTTACATCATCAAGCTCTTCTAGTTGCTGCATACAGACGATAGCATCTTCTGGCTTAAGTATTTTACGATCTACTTTAAATTTAGGTCGAAAGGGTAAATCTTTGTTATCTGTGTTCAGATATACAATCTCTTCTGGTTTATCAAAAAACATAAGTGAAGTAGATTTACCTGTGTTAGGCTGGCCCATGACTAATACAACATTATTGTTGCTCATTATTGGTTACCTCCACCAACATAAGTTAATTTAGCAGGAGCTACTTTTACATCTAAGTGCTTTTTAAGCTCGTTAAGATGTTGAAGCGCATCAGACTTATCAAAAATATCTTTAATAAGTTTTTCTGCTGTACTGAAAGGAATGAGTTTTTCACTAAGGCAAGTTTCTGCAAAGTCTTCCATGAAAGTATTTTCAAGGAATGCGCGATAACCTTTCTCGTCTTTAATATAACGAGTCTTTTTACCTTCTGTAAGAGCGAAACCGGGATAGTTTTCACCTGCAGACAAAGTTTCATGGGCTTTTGTAGTAATCGCCTCATAGTGAGTATTTACTTTATGCCGTAGTAGCATAAAGTCTTGCAATGATAGTTTATCTAGATTAATTTCCATCAACGTTCCTAATATTTGCTGCTTAATGTTTTTAACACGGTGTTTCTCAGCTCATCAGCTTTAAGCTTGTCATCACCTAGTTTTTGATTTAGGCTTTTTACTGCAGCCTCTACAGTTTCGTAATCTTTGCCTGCGTCATATTGCAACATTGCATATTTCAGTAAGCCACAATTACGATTACCTTTTACAAGTTCATTCAGTAAGAACCAGCGCTCTAATGCATCAAGTGAATTGATATTTTTAATGCCTTTAGCGCATTCTACTGCTTTACTTGTTCTAGGTATGAAATTAGTGGGGTCAAGTAATTCACCATCAGTATATTGATAAGTGCCTTTACTGTTAGTCAGCCATTTCTTGCTTCGTTGGCCAGTGTTCTCATCCGTATCAAAAGGTAGCCAATTAAACACATTAGACATAAATTCTTTATAGTCTTTTGCGCTAAGTTTAACTTCGTATTTGATAGGCAAAATTACACGGAATCTGTTAACTGTTGGTGTGTGGCGTTTAGTAGTATGATACAGCGCTTTATACTGCTTAAGTAATTCTTTCGCAGCATCCATAGATATAGTGCCATCGCAATCAATAACTAGCATGTTAAAGCCTTGTATAGCATTGGCTTCTGCACGATGATTATCTATCATATGGTGGTTTATCCAGTGCAAACCGTCAGCTTGAGTAAGCAAATGTAGCTTTTCCCAAGGTGGTTTTTGAGGCATATAACCTTCTGCCATTTGAGTAGAATAAGCCAAAATCATTTCACTTAAATCATTGTCTTTCACAGATTCACCTGATATGAATTCGATACCGTCGGATATTCTACGTTTAATGATTACATTATTAACATAGCCCCAAGCAGTAGCTAGTTGAAGTAAATCATTTTTGTTAGATGCAGAGCCTTTGTAAAATGCTAAATTTGCATCTAAGTCGGCATGAGTCAACTCATCTTCGCTTTGTGCAATAAATTTTGCTAATATTTCGTAAGATTTAGGTCTGTTCATTATGGTAGTAAAAGCTGTGCCAGAGTCTTCAACTAGCTTAATTGCAGCATACAGTTGAGCAACAGTAAGTACACCACCGCCATCAATAAAAGCGTATGAACCTGCAGTTTTTAATGCTTTGAAATATCTGTGTTGCATCTCAGCTTTACGAATATGTTCATGCTCAGGCATCATATCTGCTAGTTTTTCGCAGTCCATCTTATACTGAAGTAACTTAATACCTACATCTCTTGGCACAATTATTTCAGTGTTATGGTTAATACGATCAGCCAGCTTAGCAAACTTATCTGATAAGGCTGATAAATTAGATGATACGTTTTTATTGGCGAGTAAATCATAAAGCTCTTCTGCCGTATATTCTACTTCGGTGCCTTTATTACCACAACCAAATAAAAGTCTACGAGCATAACCAGTTTCAAGTAAGCTTATGAACTCAGATTCTTCTTTACCGCCGTTAAATACTTTAGCAGGGGTACCAAATATCATTAAGTTACTAGGCACTGGCTCAGTTCGTTGCTCTTGCCGTGTGTTGTCTGAGGATGACTTAGTGATTTTGTCTTTTACTTTACCTACATCGTAAGTTTCAAGACATACCGTAAGAAGTTCTTGAGCAGCCATGATATTAGAACCAATTTCATCGCAGATGTAATTTAGTGCGCCAATACCTGCCATTTGTGCTTTAGTACGTATTTGCTTATAAGCAGGTCCGGTACCTTCGCTAAATTGATAAGGCATAGCACCAAGGTTATGAAATTCTCTGTTCAGTTTATCAAGCTCATCTTGAGGCTCTGTAGCTTTTCTACTAGCATTAGCTGCGGCTTCGATATCTAAACTTACTTCAGCTACTTCAGGAAAAGTATTTTTTGTAAACTCTTCTTTAAACCTATTTACTATCTGGTCTTCGAATATGTTTAATGAGTGGCCTTTACCTGCGCCAGATTCCATCAATGCACACACATAAGCATTGACGGGTATTTTACCTCGGTCTGCTGTTACGACAACGCAACGCATAGAAGCAGCCATTTGGGCTAAGTGAAATGCTATAAGGACTCTAAAATATAAGTCTGAACGAGTATTTTGAGTCTTTTGCCGCAGTATCTCAAGAATTTGTTCAGATACAGCATGGTAGGGATAGTGCTTCCATGGTTTTTCCATGAATAAAGCTCCTCTAATTAGTGGGAATTCAATTAAGTCCCCTTCGGGGACTATGTTGAGTTGTGTTTATTAACTAGCGCTAGTTGCTAATAAGCCTTGGCTCGCTAATTCAGTTCGCTGGGAGCATATAGTGGCAGCTTTGCAATATAAACACGCCATAGCTTTACCCGGTTTAGTTTTAACGACACCAGAGCCTTTTTGTAACATATAGCTAGTAGCTGCAGTTTCAGAATCAAAGTTTTTAGTTGCCCGAGCATTAGTTGCTTTACTAAAGTATTGGTATACAGGCGGATCTCGCCATAACTCTACATCATTACACAAAGGTATGTCTGGTTCTTCAGCATCCATAAATGTTTCAATCTGAATAAGCTTTTCGCTAATAAATCTTTCAGTTTTTTCAACAGGCATCAAAGGAATCTTGTGTTGTAAAACGGGTACTTTAGGGTAATTAGGCGTATGGAAAGATTTAATTAAACTCCAATCTTTAAAGATGAACTCAATAAAGCCCAAGTCCTCAGTAATTAAATCAGGCATAATCCAACGATACATGCTCATTTGTTTTGAGTAATCTTCGTCTTTAGTGCCTTTTGTGTACATACTGACAGAAGTAGATTTAGTGTCATGTACGCGAAAATCGCAAATCATATCTACCTCACCAGAAACAACCCAATTGCCAATTTGGCGTTCTTTTCTTATTTCAGAGTATACTTGCACTTTTTCAGGGTCTGGTTTTAAAGGGTTTACTTCAACATTGTTTACAACATGCTCAGGGTAACCTAAGTCAAGCATAGATTGTTTGTAGTTGCATACCCATGCTTTTTCAATAGCTGAGTGCACAGCAGTACCTAGCCTTGCTGCTAGCAACATAGAGACGTCTTCTAGGCCTTCTCCGGGTTTAAGGCGTTTAGACAATATTAATTGTCTGGTTGATTTAAGTAGGGCCGTTACAGATATATGATTAGGTCTAGGGTCATGTTTATATTCGTCGTGTGCTAACCATACTGCCATGGGTAACGAAATATTATTGTCGTTAGTGTACTTTTGGGTCATTTGAATATTTCCTGTTCTGGGTGAATGAATACGTCGCAATATTTAATCGTACTATCAATAAAATCCTTAATAGTAATAATTTCTCTATATTTCCACAAGCCTCCTTGAGAGGCGCTTTCAAGAAACATTTCAAGGCTTCCGTTAAAAAAACGTGAAGGTGCATAAGCATAAGAAGATTCTTTATGATGTCTACACAGTACAGGGGAACGGCCTAATACAACATAATGTAAAAGATCTTCTTTAGTTAAAGGATTTGAATGAAGTAATAACTCTTCTTTACTTGGGCGGATGTTTAAAGACATCAAAATGCTCCGTTATGTAAGCTAGACTTAGGTTTTTACGTAGAAGCGTTTTATTACTAGTGTAATAATCAAAACCTGAAGAAGTAGGTATTAAAAAGAAACTGTTTATGCTAAAAAGAGTATTTTTATAATAACCAAGTAATACTACATGAGCGTCTAGTATTTGATACCTTGCTAGCTCTTCTTTAGTTAAGGGTTTCATTTATTGAATCCTTGTCTTCATAAATAGTCACATAAAAATACTTTACTAGATCAGCGATAGTTTGAGTTGGCCAAATTTGCCAGTCACAGTTTTTTAATCTAGGGTTTTTATATTCAATTTTATTGGCAAAAAGTCTAATGAAATAACGGTTCTTGTTAAGCCTTTTTTTATCTGTGGCTACAAATACAGGAGACTCACCTAGAACAAGATAATAACGTAAGTCTTCTTCAGTCAGTGACGTATCTTTTTTATCGCTCATAATTTATCCTTACGTGCTTTATTTTCAGCCATTAAGACGTTGCGTATTTCATTTTCAGATAAATTATTCTTTAATGTAATGGGCATCCCCCAATGAGGATAAAACACATCTAGTTCACCAGATAAGTGTACTTTATCATGAGCAATCTCAGGAAGTTCTTGCCATGAAAAAGCCTTACCCACAGCATCGTTTAAAAACTTTAATGTAGATAAGTCATCTTTGCATAACCAGTAACCTGCATCATGTATTTGAGCACAAGGCCGAATATCTAGTCTATACTTACTGGCTCTAATCTTTGAATTTATCTCGTTACAAGTACGGGAATTCATTAAACCGTAAGACTGACCAAATGCATTACCAACAGTTCTGCCTTCAGCTTCAGCTTCAAAGGGGGTTTTATTGTTGCCTAAGATAACTTGAGCTAGTAAAGGAGTACGTAACCTAAGCCCAAAAGCTACTGTAGTGTATCCGTCAATAGAGGCTTGTTTAATTTTAGCTGCTTTCCATTTATCAGAAGCTTCATACATAGTATGGTAGTTTTCTTCAATAGATTTAGCTAAAGATTCATCAAAGCCACAGTTATTCATTAACGTTCGCCAAGTACCTTGGTAAGTAAGAGCGAAAGTAGGGGCTTTAGAATCTTGTCTGTACTGAGGATACAATGATTTAATGCTGTTAACGCTTTCTTTATCGCTAGTAATGTCAGGCATATGTTTACCAAAGTAAGCGTATGCTCTAAGACAATGACCATCATAACCATCAGTATAAACTAACAATTTATTAGGGTCTTTTGTTAGCAACGCATCAATACGGTCTTCTAATGAAGCACTATCTGCACCAACAAATATATATCCGGTAGGCGCTATAAAACATTTTTTTATGATCCAAGCATACGTAGAACCACTAGGCATATTTTGCATATTAGGATTTGAACTAGATAATCTGCCTGATACAGTGCCGCCTAGATTAAATGAACCGAACACATAATGATAACCGTCAGGAGCTAAGGGAGCTTCTTTTAAAGAAGGAATAAATGCAGAAAGTAATTTACCAACTTTAATAAAGTCAACTAAGGAGTTTAATACTAGTAGCTTATCCCCATCTTTATCTACTATTGAGCCAATTAACTTTTCCAATGTTTTACTGCCTACGGCAGGTTGTTTGGTTTTTGTGAGGTCAATTATAGGGAGACCTAGATACTCGTATAAAAATGTTTGCATTTGCGGATTTGAGTTTGGATTAAACTTAAATTCTGCCTCGCTAGAGTCAATGACTTTTTGTTTATATGCAGCATTTCTATCTGCGACTTCTTTATCAATATTGTCTTTAATAAATTGCTGCGTTATAGGCAATTTAAGAATATTGTCTAAAGCTTTTTGCTTTATCGCAAGTAACTCAGCTTCTGCTTCAAGCACCTTGGCTCTATCTACACACATGCCAGTAAGTTGCATTTGTATAATGTCTGTTACACATGGTTTGAACAAGTTGCGATAAATATCTTCTTGCTCATCTTTTACCATAACAGGATAATTTTTGTTGTAAGTGTACCAAGTACTTAAGCAATCTACTAAATTGTATCTAAGTAGTTCTGGTTCCGGTATCAATCTAATGTCTTTGATATCTTCTTGTGCCCATGAACCAGCAAACTCATGGGCCTGTTCTTTGAGCGTTAATTTGTTACCGGAGCAAGTATTGGTAGCTAGGTAGGTTATAAGCTTGGTGCATTCAAAACGCTTAAGCATGATGCCCATGCCTGTAAGCATGCCTGCTTGATCTAAGAGGTTGCCCATCCATAATTGATACACTGCTATATAGGCGTCATACGAAACATTATGCCAAATCAAGGTGCCTTTATAAGTTTCAAAGAATTCTTTAAGCAAGGCTCTTACAGCGGTATTATGTATCTGCTCACCGTGGTACCATTTAGGCGTTTTTCTACCTGCAGCGGTCAGAACATTCACTGGCTCAGCCAAAGGATTATAATCACAAGAAAAAGCGATTCCGTTATGCTCGTCCCAAGCAAAACCTACGCTACCAATACCACTGGTATAATGCTTTAAAGAAAAGCACTCAAAATCGCACGTAAGCTTATCGTACTGATGCAGTTGAGCCAATGTATTGCGGATAGCTTCTAAGCTGCTAGGGTAGCTCTCAGAGTGAATAATACCAGTTCCTGGTTCAACGTAAGTACCATCTTTATGCTCACTGAGCTTTGTAACAGATAGCTGTATCTTTTCTAGCAACTCTGGTTTGTAAAAGAGTGCTTGGTGATTATAGGAAAAAAATACATTAATATGCTCATAACCTTGAAGCTTGCAAGGAAAAGCGTACCCTAATGCCCCATTGACGTTTTGCTTGCCAGTAAGTGTTTTAAAGTACTCAGTATCGCAGCACAGGATGTGTAAAATACCTAAGCTAGAGATACTATGCATAAGTTTATTAAGGTATTCTTTTCTTAATGCAGCAGTAGGTTTCTTTTTACCTCCGTAACTTAAATCGAAGGCGACTAAGCCTTCGTTATCTAGACCGCATTTATCAATGTAACACTCTTTAATAGCTGCTTCGTTTAAAGCACCTTCTTTTATAAATATTGCTGTAGAAAATTTATTATCAAAAGCTATGTGTTTCATCTAAAATACCCTAGTTTAGCAATACGTATAAACGTTTAATTAGTTTATACGTAGGATGATTTTCGGCAAATTCTTTGAGCTTGGCGTTTACAATACATGCCTCAGTATTTGGCCAAAACAATGGAAATAATGGAACTATATCATCTACGTGATCTGTTTGATTAAGCAACTGAACGATAAAAGCTTTTATTTGATGCTTTTGTGTAGGGTCTTTACACACTCCGTCTTGTTCTAATCTTGCCATTATATAATTTAAATAAGTAAACTTTTTACTCATATTAATTCCTAACTCTGAGGCTGGTAAATTTGCCGCGCACAAAATTCACTGTTAATTTAAGTGAATCACTTTGCCTATCGTCGAAGTAAAAGAAGGGTTATCAATAATACACCAGATAATATGCTTGTCCCGTAAGCGTTCTATTGGTGTAAGATCTACGTGCCCATCAGTAAATATAACAGATACTTCTGAATTAGTTTTTGCGATACGTTGACCTACTTCAGATAAGCAGGTTCCGCCTCTACCTGTAAACACTAAATCCTGAATTGTATCATCGGCAGAGAATGTACGTACTTCTTTGATAGATGTATCAAATTCAATAATTTCCATTTCAGAAGGGTTCATTACTTTTTTAATGTGCAACATTTCTTTATGCTGTTCTGCGAATTGCTTATCTGTAACAGAGCATGAAATGTCTAAGTAAGTAGATATTTTACCCATGCCTTCTGAATACAAAGCTGGCATGTAAGTATCTTGATAACGTCTGTTACGGCGCTGCCAAGAGTAGTCATCTTTGTTAAATTCAGTCATGTACTGAAATAAGATAGTAGTCCAAGAAATTTTAGGATACAGTGTATCTTTTATTAACAAAGTAACGTTGTCGGGAATACTACCGGGAGAACCTTTCATTTCAGTTTGTGTAGCTGCATTAACAAGTAATTCAGTTATTTCAGCTTCTTGTTGTGCTATTTGTTCCGGGGTCATTGTTGTTTCTTGTTGTGCTATTTGTTCCGGGGTCATTGTTGATTCGGCAGAAGTTTCTTCGCTGCCTTCACTATCTTCGCCAAGATCACTTTGATAATCTTCAGGAATATACTTAGGATTATCTTTTTTATCGTCTTCAACTAAAATATTATAAATTTCTTCAGTAGTGAATGTATCATTTAATTCTTCATGATATAAGCCACCTTCCGGTAAAACAAATCCTTGTTTTTTTAGCATGAAATTAATGAGATAATCCGCCGCTATATTCCATAACTTACGGTCGCGCATACCAATGCGGGTTTGGTGCATTAAGGCAATATGCATTATTTCATGCGCCAATAAACCTACCCGTGCTTCTGCGTCTAAGTTGTTAAACCATTCAGGATTAACTTTACAAGTGATTCTGTTTACGGCTGCTGTAGGCACTTTATGGGAGTATTCCCAGTTTATTTGATACATCATTGTAGCAAAGAATACGCAATTTTTTTTAAAAATCATTTGTATTTTTGCGGCGTCAAGCTTATTTGCCATGTTTAAAACCTCTTAGTTTTTTTATAGCTTATGCCAATAAAATATATGGTAATACTTAGCCAAACATAGAGGTAGCATAAGCACTATTCTCTATGTTTGGCTTACTTAAAGTTATGAACTTTGTTCAATGTAGTTTATGAACCTGTCGAGTAACTTTTTAAAAGAGTCTGAATCAAGTAATGCTTGGTTACGCGCATATGCTGTACGCACAGTAAGCAGTTGAAATTCATCAGGCATACGCTCAATATAAGTAGATAGAGCGGCACAATTATCTACACTCATAGCTTGAGCTAAACTACCAGACAAGGCATAACGTAAATCTTGTCTAGTAGGCACTGGTTCAGTACTAGGGTTTGCCATAATTTTTTTAATGCTGGGGGCTTCAGCAGCGATTTTGATAAAAGCCAGATATTCTACAGCAGTGCCTTCGCCAATAAGGCTCGCAACTAAAGGCAAGTCTTCTGAGGTAGAATGGCCGCTTTGTTTTTCGATTTTATCTAACATCTCCCAAGTACGAGGAGAAGCATATTGATTTTTTGGCGCATCTGGATTGAACGTATAGAGGCAGTCAGGCTTAAAATTAATAAACGCTATTTTCATTGGGTCAATGTCATTTTTCACTGCCCAGTCTAGCCATGCGTCATTGTCAATTCGAATATAAAATTGAGCCATGCGATTAACTAATGCTGTGCTGATTGGCTGTGTAATGGCACCGTCAGTATCTAAGTTGCCTGCGGCAACTATGGAGACACTAGGATGGATATCGTGATTACCTACTTGTCTGTCCAAGATAAGTTTATAACAAGCAGCTTGTACTGAACGTGGTGCACTAGTTAGTTCATCCATAATAATTAACCAACCTTGATAACCTTCAGGTATTTTTGTGTTGGTGGTAGGAAAAGTTTCAAAAGGCTTATAAACAGCAAAGTCGCCATCTAAAGCAGGAAAGCCATTTAAATCGGTTGGGTCTGCACCTGCACCACGCCAGTCAATAACTTTTAAATTATGCTCTTTGGCTATTTGGTGATATAGGCTACTTTTGCCGATACCCGGACTGCTGTGTAAGAATGGTGCTACACCTGCTTTAACACATTTGATAACTGCACTTTTAGCTTGTTGTAAAGTAATTTGGCTTTTGTTCATGTTAATGTTCTCGCTAGTTGATTAATGGTTAGTTACTTCTTGATACCTAAACGAGTGTTTAGGTTGTTAATGTTTACGCTAGGTAAGGTGATTACAGAAGGATCGTTAGCACCTACAGGTAAAAAGCGTTCTACTTCAGGCCATACATTTAGTAGTTGGCCTGTGCTTCTGCTACCAGCAATGACGTTAGTGATGTCTTGTTCGTAGCGTTCGTATTCTACTTCCCATGCGCTTAATGCTGCACGTTGTTTTCGAATAGATTTTTCTTTGCGCTTGTTGCTGTCAATTACATCAGTGACATATTTAGGCAATGTAGCGACATTATCAGGATTACTTAAATTAACAAACATAGAGTAACCTTTTATAGGTAAAGTCTCAGAATCACCTTCTTTTGATTTAAAATTTAAAGTGCAGGTATTTTTAGAACTATCTTGATACAATGCATAGTAATCTGCCTGCATAAAATCTCGGGCCATAGATGAGTTTTTATAAAAATTAATCATATCGGCGTACTTTTCATGGTAATACGTGAGTAATGCAGCATGTAACTCTTGTTTACGCGTATCCTTTACTTTTGGAGGGGGATTTTGCTTTTT